ACTCAGACAAGCTGATACGCTTACGAATGAGGCATAAGGCATCCGGATATGGAGTGTTCTTCATGATTTTAGAACGTCTTAGAGAGGAGCCAGAATACATGAGTGTCAAAGATTATAACATGATAGCTTTTGACCTTCGTGAAGATGCTTCCTTAATTAAATCCGTGATTGAAGATTTTGGGTTATTTGTCTTTACCGAGGATGGTAAGTACTTCTACTCCGAAAGCTTCAAGAAAAGAATGGGATACAAAGACGATAAATCGAAGAAACGATCCGAGGCTGGAAAGAAAGGTGTCGCTAAGAGATGGGGGAAAAAAGAGTCAGAAATAGCAAATGCTACGGAATTTATAGCAAATGCTACGGAAAACGATAGCAATGCTATAGCAAAAGTCGAAAAAACAATAGCAAGTAAAGGAAAGAAAAGAAAAGAAAATAATATAGGAGATTCTAACGAATCTCTTGTATGTGGGACTTCGCAGCCCCACGCCGAACATATCGACTACTCCGAACTTGTCAAATTCTTCAATGAGGAAACAAAAGGTGTATTTGGTACGGTCAGGACTCCGCTTTCTGATAGCCGTAAAGGGATGATTAACGCACGTATAAAATCTTATGGCAAAAAGACGTTTGCCGACATGATTCATAGGGCATACCAAAGCGATTTCCTGAAAGGGCAGAACAAAAAAGGCTGGCGAGCTTCTTTCGATTGGCTTATCAAACCGACGAACTTTGAGAAAGTAATATCAGGTAATTATGACAATAAAAGTAACACGATTAAAAATGCCGATAATCCAAAACACTACGGAGAGCCTTAAGATCGATCTCGATCCGTACAAACGGTGGTTCCTGCATGTTGCCGGGCAGGTGACAAAGGGAACATTCCGCATAGATGAACGCAACAGGGATTTGGTGAACGACTTATTCCTGTACTTCCACCTCCAAGAAGGGCGGTTTGACAGAAGAAAGGGCATCTGGCTGGAAGGTCCTGTAGGCACGGGCAAAAGCACATTGATGCAAGTGTTCAGCCAGTATTTCAAGAGCCTTAGGATGGGCTTCAGGGTTTATATATGCAGCCAGGTGACAACGGATTACTCGCTGACAGGTGATCTTAGCCGATATCTGGATAACGCAGGATGGTCATCATCCGGACCGGTACCGATGTGTTTTGACGAACTTGGCAGAGAGCCTATTCCAACCAAGTACTACGGCACGGAACTGAACGTCATGCAGCATATACTGCACATCCGATACAGCTATTGGCAGGCTACCGGATTAAAAACTTTTGTCACAACCAATGCCGACGGGGATGAAATAGAACGCCTGTATGGCGATTTTATCCGGGACAGAAGGAAGGAAATGTTTAATATCATTCCCGTGACAGGGGATAGCAGAAGGTAAACAAAAAGGGATGCCTGCACATCCCTTGAAAACAAGATGGACTATTTCTTGTCGTCTACCAAAAAAGAGAAATATCGCGACGTTTTAGGGTAAATTCTTTTACCGTTTTTCACGATATAGCGGCAGAAAATACGCGTCTTGCCTTCTTGCGATTCAACAGTCATTCAACACACCTCCTTTCCGCTTTACCCGACTGCTGTAACAGACGGGCTACAAGTCGCATCCTGTAAAATGCGACAAAAAAAAGCCCAAAGCTACAGGACAATGGGCTTTTAAGTCTTTTCTCAAGGAGATCGGACTGAGGACGGCGAATTACAGTTCACCGAAAGGAAGCGTTAGAACTTCTGTTGAATCGTATTGCAAATATAAGTGTTTGAGCTATGCA